CCGCCGCCGGCACCCGTGAGCCGATGGGTGAAAGGACCCTCATCACGAGCACGACTCCGATGGGTCCGGCGGTTCGACTGCCGGGCGCTGGTAGCGTGGAGGCGCGTCTATCTCCTGCCATGAGTCCACCAACACGCTCGCGCTTCGGGCGAACAGCTTACCCTCGTCCGTGACGGCGAACAGGTAATAGCGCGAGCAAGCCATTGCGACGATCATGGATCTCCTGCTTCACTGCACGTGAGGAGCTGGCTCCCCATCCACCACCAGGTACTCCTGCTCGGGCCCGAGCCCGAAGGGCGCCAGCACGCACTCCCCGCCATGCTTCTCCGTCGCACCCTCGTCCCACGTCCATGAACAGTAAGCGCACCGCATGTACCAGCCCCGATAGTCGGACCTGACGCGGCTCACGTAGGCAGCTCGCACCCTGAGCGCCACGCGTGCACACGTGGAATCAGTCTTGTCCCCCGTCTCTGCCACGCCTCCCCCTACTCGCTCCACCACGTAAGCCACAGCGTATCCCCCACATAGGAGCGCGCAGGCTCGTCCCCGCAGCGGTACGCCATCGACCCGCATGGCGTCTTGAACTCCCACCAGGGCGACGCCCCTGCACCCGGTGACGCGTGGTATACCCGCGCCTCCACCACGCACGCCCGCCGCTGCTCTCGCCCACCCATCCCCCACCGCGCCATCGCTATCGCCCCCACCACGTACAGGCCCAGCCCCAACAATGCCACCAGAATGAGCTCCCGGACGTCTTGCTTCATTCCCTGACCGCTTCCATGACTTTTTCTTTTCCCTGCCAGCTCTCAGCGACCCGCCGGCCTCACGAGCCGACAGGCCCGCATCACCGCGCCTCCTCCAAACCCGCGAGAACGCGGGACGCCCTCCGGCCAGCCCATGCCGATGACCCGCGACGCCCCGCATCCCGCATTTTCACTGGCTCACGTACTCCTTGCTTGCATCGCCATCGGGACGTCGTCGGCCCGTACTCGGGTGCCTCATCCATCCCTCCGGTTCACCGCTGCCATCCCACAGCGCGAGAGCGACGACCGCCGCTCCGGGTGTGTCGTATCACCAGACATCATCAAACGATCCGTCGATGCCCTCGCTGTTGAGGCCGATCCGCGCGCGGCCAAACGTGAGCGGTACGATGCTCGCCGTCCGACCGTTCGCGAGCTTCCAGTCGCGCAGGAGGAATTCGTCGTCCCTCAACCGTGCCCCGTGCACGAGCGCGCGGTGAGCTCCGCGGTCCACTTCTGCTCACACCAGAAACAACCCGTTCCCTCGATTGACAGCAGGTTCTCCGTGTCCAGCAGGAATTGATCGGCCGTTGGGTCCACTCGATACATCGCCAGCACGACCCACAGGTGCTCGCCCTGACGCTGCTCGGGAAGCTTAGCGTGATACTTGTGACGAGCCTCGACTTTGACCCCTACGCCACGGACTTCCACCGTTCCCCCCCTTTCACCTATCGCTTGAACTCCAGTGCTGCAGTCACCTCTGCTCGCAAGTTCTTGGCGAACACGCGCCGGCCGATGCGCTCCGCCGTGGCGTAGAAGTGCAGCCGCTTCGGCAGCTTCACGTGTTGCGCGAACACGTAGAGCACGCGCGACACGCCGGTCCCCACGCGCTGAAAGATGCCGGCGCCGGGAATGAGATATGTCCCGTTGAGCCCCTCCCACACCTTGCCGACCACGCCCAGCCGGCGACCGCGACGAGTTGCCGCCGTGGTCGCCTTCGGGCGCCTGAACTTGAGTCGTTGAATCCACAGCGCCTCGGGCACACTCGCCTGTTTCGACGGCCGCGCCTCCACCGGGACCGCGACGGACTTGCCCTTGAACGGTTCACGCACGCCGCCGACCTCGAACTGCGACAGCAGCAGTCGACGCTTCTGGCCGACGGCGATTTCCGCATACGCCCGCCCCTGGCTGACGCTGGCAAACGGCTTGATGATCGCTACCTGCCGCAGCATGAATGCCGGCTTGCGGATCGTGAACTCGTCCTGTGCCTCGAGTTGCTCGGCACGCTGAATGGTTTTGGCCGTGGCGTTGATCGCGTTGACGACCGCGTATGAAATTCGCTTGTCGGCGTTGTGAAGCCGGTCGAGCAGTGCGGTCGCATCCACGTTCACGTCGATTCTCACATCCCTCCCGAGCAGTAGATGATCAGCCGCTCCCGCTTGTCACCGCCGGTCACGACCACCGTGTAGATCGCGTCCGCTGGCACCGTGCCGATGTTCACGAACTTGTTTGCCCGCGGGCCCGTACCGCCGCTCGTCCCCACCTGTTTTCCTGTCTGATCGAACACCTTGATGGTCGCCTTCGGGACCGCGCGCTTATCGGACATGAGGGTGATCTGGTAGTTCTGGATGAACCCGCCGCAGTACGAACAGTCGATCACCTTGCGCCACTCCCCGTGAGCCTCCACGGTGAACGGCGGGTCCATGTTGTACTCGAACGCATCGCACTTTTCAGGGTCGTAGACGTTCACGGTCATTCCCCGTCATCGCCGTTGATCCGGCGAATCCACCACAGCAGGTCCAGCAGTCGCCGAGCTTTCATCACATCCTCCTGATTTGATGGTCCCAGCAGCCGACTCCCCGCGCTCCACCTCCTCCTCGATGACCACCGATAACCGCCCGAGCGCCTCAGACCCGAGCGCCAGCGCCTCGGCGAAGGCCTCAAATCCGCGCGTCAGCGCCCCGTGTGGCGAAAAACACACCTCTCCCCGGCCTCCGGGCCGTCGCCCGCCTGAAAAGCTCGTCATAAGCGATCCTCGCGAGTTCTACGCGAACCGTGTCCTCGTGACACGTCTGGCACTCCCACACCCGCCGGGTCGGCTCATACCAGGCCTTCGCCCACCGTGTCCCGCGCTTTGAGCCTGGAGCGAACGCCGGGATCCGGCCCCCGCACCCCGAGCACTCCTGCACGTGGTACGAGTACCGAACGCCGATCCAGCAATCCGCCTCACGCGACGAGATACGACAACGCGAGCAACGCCAGCCCCAGCGGCGTGAGCTTCACGCGCGGCGGATTCGGCGTCGGCATCCACAGCGCATCCACGATGAAGCACACGAACGCCAGAATCAGCAGCACGGTATGAACGTTCACGGTCCCTCCCTGAGTGACGCGGCCGACACTGTTCACCTGAAATTGATCTTTGCCCCGGTCCCGATGCGCTGCTTGGCTCTGGCCTCGTATCGCGCGACTTCTTCCTCGGCCGCGTCAGCGAGAGCCTTGTGATACTCATCGAGCGAGATCACGCCCTTGTCGATGAGCAGTTCTACCAGCGCCCCGTGGCTCACCATCGCCATATTCACGCCGACGCGCAGGTGCTTCGGCTCGTGCGCGTTCGTTGTGTTCATTTCGTACGCGACTCCGCTTTGAATCGCGTGAGCCGCGCGCTCGTATCTCAACTCGTCATCCTCGAGCAATTCACACCTCCGCCAGCGTTCCGTTCTCCACCCTCGCCTGCTTCGCGAGATGCTCCTCGCGCGTGAAATCGTCCCGCGTCACCGCCACGTTGCGCGGCGCGTCGATCATGAGCGTTGCCTGCTCCGCCCGGTCGCAGCCCTTGAACAGCACGCGCACGCCGCGGCCGATGCAGATCAACTCGCCGATCTCAATCTCGTGCGAGGTCATTTCCACGCCGTCGTCCGCATCGAGCTCCCGGTCGACCTGGCGAGCCAGGTGCATCTCGCTCGCCACGTCAGGCCCGCTCACCACGATGCCTCGCGAGGCCTCCACACCCAGCTTCACGCAGTCGCTGAATACCTCGAGCACCGTTACCCGCACCGAGCGCCCGATGTAGAAGCCGCGCCCCGGCCGCCGCCAGATTGGCAACACGTGTCACTTCCCCCTCTCCCCTGCCGCTATGAACTCTCGAACAGCCTCGACGTCGCCTTCAGCCACACGCACTGCGAGTCCGTTCAACCCAACCATCGCGGGGTCCGTGCAACGTCGTAGCACGATGTCACCCTCGTCCACCGCCAGCTCGAGCATCGGAGGGTCACCCCGGCCGTCAGTGATCTGCAGCGTCAACTGGCCGTTCAGTCGGTCGAGTGCGGCGCCCAGCGCGTAGAGCAGGAATCTCGTGAGTAATTCTTCGCGCGCGATCATGCCTGATCCAACGCGCGTCGAAGGGCGTCACGACACAGCGGATCGGTAGTCTGGCCGGCCGCGTTGCCGATCACGCGCTCGAGCCGATCGACTTCAGTCCACAACCGCGCGTTGTCGGCCCGCAGTTCAATCAACTCCCGCGCCGCCCACTCGCATACGTTCTGCCCCCACGATTCCGCGAGATACTTGCCGGCCTGCATGGCATCGAGCAGCGGTTTCAGGTCGGCTGCAACGGTCCGCAATTCCTCGGTCAGCCGCGCGTTCTCGACCCGCAGCATGTCCCGCTCGTCCTCGCATCTTTCCAGGGCGTGCCACGCCGGCGAGCTCATGGCTTCACCGTCAGGATAGTGCGCGGCATGAGTCGCATGTCGGGTCCCGCTGGAGCTGCCACACCGGGGTTCTCGCCGTGCAGTCGGGAGAACATGCGCTCACCGTAGCGTTCCTGCAGCAATGGGATCTTAAGATTCGAAGTCCACCACGTCGGGCGGATTTCGTTGTATCGCTCGTCGATGAGTTGATCGAGCAACGATGCCGACCAGTCTTCCGCATACGGTCCGCGGAGCCGCTCGGCCCCCAGGTCATCGATCACGAGCACCTGTGCCGCCGCCATGCCGTCGATGACGCTCTGCGCTTCCTCGAGCCCGCCGTCGGTCGTGGACATCACGCGCAGTCGATTGACGACCTCCGGCCACGAGCACCACACGAACCATTTGCCATCGAACGCATGGATGCCACGCTCGGCAACATGAGGCGTCACTCGCGCGATGACCATTCGACGGAAGATCACTGCCAGCGCGAACGTCTTGCCGAGGCCAGCACCGCCGACGAGTCCGAATCCGCGCTCGGGTCGCTCGCCCGCGAGGAGTGTCTCAACACTCAACTCCGGCTGCTCCCACAGCACCCGATGGAGCCCGGCAGGGATCCGGTCCTCCGAGGCGCCCAGCACACGCCGGCTCATCCCGGCACGCTTCAAGAACGTCTCCACCATGCCACCGAACCACGGCCGCTCGAGCACGGTCGTTACTGCCTCGACCATCGTTCCACCATCCGTCATGCCTCAGCCTCCTCGAAGATACTCGGGTTGTTCCGCCGATACTCCTCGTCGCCCTCAGCCCTCAGATCTCTGCCGTTGCCCTTCGAGTGCTCGTCCTGCCAGCATCCATCGCGCAGCCACTTCGAAGGATACGGGATGAATTTACCGCTTTCATCACGCCACTCAGAGGAGATTTTCGCGGTGTCCAGCCCCGCCATGATCTTGTCGAACAGGTCGTTACGGTCGGCGTCCACCTTGAGCCGCTCCCACACCCTCCACGCAGCGAGCTTCGACCGCTTCCGCGGATACGCTGTCCAGAATTGATCGAACCTGCCGCTCCATGATCCGACGGCTGGCGCCTGCGCTGCGTCAGCAGCGCGAAAGGGTTCTAAGTCTTTTTCTTTTGCATATGCCTCTGCCTCTGCCTGTGCTGACCGGTGCTGACAGGTGCTGACAGGTGCTGACCGCTGCTTATGCGTGCTGACCGCTGCTGACTGCTGCTTACGACGTTCGCGGCTTCGCTGCTGCGCTTCACGATTCTGAGCCCGTCGAGTGTCTTGGTCTGCCAAGGTGCGATAGTGTAAGTAGTTAACGATTCGCCAGCCCCACGGTCGATGGGCGTCGATCCGCTCCAGCCGGCGGCCCTCATGATCCTGTGATCGGCTCAACGGATCGGGCGCCTCCAGCACGGCAAGTCCTTTAGTAACAATCTCTATCGGGAGCCGGCTCCTCGCTGAAATAGAGTCTGGCGTCATGTCGATGTAGCCTTCCTTGTCGCAATTCGCGATCATGAAGACAAACGTGGCCCACGCCTCCCAATGGACCGCGAGCGTCCCATCCCACATTGAGGCGAAAATCTTCGCGTACACCCCACGCCTCCCTTCATTCGAGCCTCCAGCCAACACCGCACCGTGATGCGCCGTGACGATGGGTGACAGTCAGCAGCTGTCAGCAACGGTCATGCTGACAGCGCGCAACCCGTTGGAAACATTCACAGCCACGGCGTCACGTGCGGCGCACGCTAGCACCTCTGCCCCACTCGTCCAGTGAACTTTTCAATCCGCCGGCTCACGCCCCTCGGTCAACCGCCGGAGCTCCTGCGTCAACACCCGCCGCACGGTCCCGTAGTCCACCGGTCGCCGAACTGGAATGCCCAGCGCGTTCACCTCCGGCGTCGCACGTCGGGTGAGTTCCGCCATCCTGTCAGCGCCGAGCTTGTCGGTAATCCATTCCGTCGCCTGCGTTGGGAACTTGTGCCACCAGTGGATGTGACACGCGAAGCACAGCGGGATGGCGTTGTCTGGATCAAACTCCATGAACGGCACTCGCCCCACCGGCATGATGTGGGCGCGGTAGAGCGCCCGGTCCTTCCCGCACCGTTCGCACGGGCCCCACCACATCATCCCGTCACCTTTGGCGGTCGAGGTCTCGAACTTGCCCCAGCGGATCATGACCACGCGGCGGTGCAGGTCCGCCAGATCGTCACGCTCGCGCGCCCACAGACCCGCGCGGTGCTTCGACACGGTGCCCGGACGGCCGGTGCGCGGCATGGCCGTTCGTTTCACGTGGCACTCGCGGGCGGAAGCTGCTTCGTGTCGGATGGTGCCCACGGTCGCGGCCCGCAGGGCCCGGCGCGCTCCGTTCCTGGTATCTCCGTCTGATCGGGGTCGTCGCCGAGCTTCCTCCAGAGCTTCGCCTCACGGGCGTTGAGTGCCACGTAGGTCCAGCGTGCCTTCTCCACCGTCTCCCAGGCGCTGTCAGCATCTTTCCCACCGGTCTCGAACAACTTGAGCGCCGCGACCAGTGCCTTGCCGGCGAGCACCGTTCGTTCGACCGATTCACGCCACGCCTTCAACGCATCGACGTCGGACATCACGCACCTGCCTTGGCGAGGGTGGACGGGAGATGGTCGACGCAGTAGTAGCGACCCACGATCGCGAGCCCGGTCGATTCGTTCGCGCAGATGGAGCATTGAGGCTGCGGGTCCATCGTCATTGCGAGTGGCGCCGCCGGCGCTGGAACTGGCCGCACCGCCTCGCTGGTTCCGACAGACGCGCCCTTTTGCACCGCGACGGTCCCGAGCTTCTCCTTCAAGCCTGCCACGCCGATGCCGGCGCTCTCCGGCTTCTTCGCGGTGGGATCAGGGAACGCCTCGTCAATCGCGATTTCGTTCTCGCGGATTGACACGATGGCACCCTGCATCAGCACCACCTGATCCACGCCGATGTCGCGAATCCCTTCCACGCCCAGCGCCGCGTAGATGCGCTCCTTCGGGACTCCCATCTTCGTGATGGTGTCCACGAGCTCGTCACGACGACGTTCCAGCGTTTCACCGGTCCCCGCAATGACGGTCCGGGCTCGCGTGTACGCCTCGCTCCAGAACGCTTTCGGGATGCCGGCGAACACGGCGTTGCGCTGCGCGATCGAGCACGCCGCGTTCGCCGTGACAGCGATCATGTCCGTGCTGTATCGCCGCCCCTTGCTGTTCGTGATCCGGCGCCGCACCTCGCGCGTGATGCGAACGTTGCGCTCCAGGTCGAAGAAGAACCCCTGCGCGTAGACGAACTCGCGATCTTCGTCCGCCACGCGCGCGCCGGCGGCACAGTTTCCCCACGCCGACAGCACGATCTCACCCAGCCGCGCGCTCGGGCCCTCAATCATCTTCGTGCGCCCATCCTCCTCGCGCGGCACGGCGTACACGCACTCACGAGCGATGTCCTCGGTGAGCGTCGCCATCTCGACGCACGACTTCACGAAATCCGTGAGGCTCCGCGGATAAGCGCGTGCCGTCGTGATCTGCTGGTCGAGCTCTACTTTGGCGAGCGATTCGCTCGGTGACTCCCGCACCTCCCACCCCTGCCCCTCATTGATCGCCACTGACGCCCCCGGAAGTTCGCTGCGTGAACGTGAAACGCCGATGGCCCGCATCGCGCTCGATGAATTGCTGCTCGAGTTGGACGCGCGCCTCCGGCGTCTTGAAAAACCCTGCTTCAGCCAGCCTGTCGGCCAGATGCGAACACAAACCTTCCCAGTCGGTTGATTGGCGGCCTCGCGTCCGGCGCCACGTCGCGCGCCAGCCGTCACCCGTGATGCCGGCCGCGTCGCCGATCATCTCTTTCAGCCGGTTTTCACAGAGCAGCTTTCGCTCGGTCCATTGATCCACCGCGGTGCGCGCGCGCGCCAGCTCGGCCGCTATCGCATTCGCTCCCGCGCTGCCCTGGAGCATCGGCCCGTCATCGCCGGGATACCGGTCGGAGAGCCACGAGCGGACCGCCTGGGAGCTGTCGATCTCAGGGCGTTCACCGCCGACCACGTGATGCTGCCACCACGCCACGAGCTGCGCGACCATCGCGGCCTCGAACTCCCGGTCACGCTCGAGCGTGTAGACGCGGAAGTCGGATCCGCCCACGAGCACGGCCACATCCCACCGGTCATAGTCGGTGACGGCCATGTAGTGACACATCTGTGCGACGTAAACCGCCGGGATGTCGTCGGTTCCTGGTGCTCCCCAGCCGTCGTCGCGCCGCGCCGTCTTGAGATCGAGGCCCCGGCGTTCGTTCATGCACAGCCGGTCCGGCGTGCCGATCAGGAATGGATGCTCGCGGTGTTCGAGGATCTTGCCGGGGTTGAACACCTGGCGCCCGGTGGTCTCGCAGTACCGGCGTGCGAGCAGGTCCTCGAGGTTGCGGCCCCACCACAGCCACTCGGCTTCGGCATCATCACGCGGCTTGAGCTCGCCGCGTTTGTCCAGCCACACCGTCAGCGGCGTGGCCCACGGTGACAGGCCGAGGATGGCAGCGGCGTCAGTTCCGCCGATGCCACGCCGCCTAGCCTCCAGCCACGCCGCGCGCGCGTCTACGACCACCATCCCCGCCCCTCACCTCATGCCGATGCCCGTATAGGTCGTCGAGCGTGAGTTTCCCGTCACTGATCCGCACGATGGCCGCTGCAACGCGCGCGCGCGGCGCCGTCCGCCCCGCGATCCACGAGTACACCGCTTCTTTCCCGATAGGCTCCCCGGCTGCCCCGAGCTCGTGTATGAACGCCGCGACGGTGCAGGAGCCGACGAACGACGTGAAGTTGCCTCTCCAGCGACGCGGATCTCTCTGCATGGCTCGTGCCCCTTCACGCCCATGCAATCCTGAGCCGCTATCAATCACCGCAACGCGGCAACCTACATCGGCTTAGTCGGGCGGTTCAACGGTGACTTTCCAGCCGCCAACGTTCTATCCGCCGGCCAGTTTCGAGCCGGCGCCGAACGACTACTTTCCGGCCGCCTTGTCCACCGTCCCCGCTCCAGCATCCGTCACAACGACAACCTTCGTCGGTAACTGCGCCGCACCGGCCCGTATCAACGCGCCCGACGCGGCTCGTTTGATCGCCGGCGCATTCCTGGTCGGTAGTCCCGATGCCCCGGCGATCTGCCGAATGGTCGCCTCCAGCAATCCCACCCAGCCCACCGTCGGATTATTCGCCAGCACCATCGCCGCGGCGTCCTGCGCGATGGTCGACAGCAACGTCGCGCGCTCGAGGTCCGTCGGCTTCTTCAGCTTCGCCGCGATCCAGCCTCCCAGCGCCAGCGCCAGCACTCCCAGCACGTTCCCAAACATGAGCCCCCGCTATCCGATGAATCAGAAGGACGATCACTTCGGTCCGCGCTCTCCACGCGGGCGCCCTCATGCCAGTAAGAGCGCCCGAGAACCACGGCTGTCCCGTGACCGTCCCCGATGAGAGTTAGCTGACGTTGACCGACGCGGTCGCTGACGCCGTGGCACCGGCCGCGTCCGTCACCGTTGCGCCGAACGACGCGATACCGGCAGCCGCGAACGCTCCCGTGATGTTGCCGGCAGCGTCCAGCGTCAGCCCGTCCGGCAGCGTCCCGTCAGCCACGATGCTGTAAGGCGCGGTGCCACCGCTGGCCGCGAACGCGCCACCGAACGCGGTCCCGGCAGTCGTCTCCGAGGGTCCGGTCCATGCCAGCGCCAGCGTGACGGGAGGAATGACGACCGGCGTCGTGATGCCGGTGAGCACGTCCTTCACGATCTGTTGCCGCGCCGACACCGACGACAACTGCGCCGCCAGCGCATCGACGGCCTTCTGGCCGCCGGCATTCGAAGCCGACTTGAACGCCTCAGCAACGAGCGGAATCAGCGCGTCGATTGAGCCTTCCAGAGTGTCCACTGTTCCAACGTTCTCGGTGATCTTGCTGAGATCCACGTGTCCTCCGATGAAAATGATGAGCTTGTCAATGTGAACGGAACGGTCATCCATCGCCTCTACGAACCTCCCTTCGAGCCTCGCGATGTCCTCCCGGAGCTGAAGCACAACGCTGTACACCTGCGGTCCGATCGGGCTGTCATCCACGCCATCCTCCCGTCACGCCACCTTGCCCTCGTCCACCTGTGTCTGAGCAATTTTGCGATCTGCGAGCTTCACGCGGAGCTCCGCGATCTCGGACTCCATCAACTTGATCGAGTCAGTTTCTTCCTTAGCCGAGACACCCGCGCGCTGATTCGCGACGGCCAGCGCCTTCGTCGCAATCAGCGCCGCCACCTTGGCCGCCAGCGCCAGATCGAGCGCCTCGGTGAGCTGCGAATTCACCAGCGTGTGAATGACCCGCAGTTGCCCGCCCAGCTCACGCCGCGTCTCGTCAGCCTTGATTGCAATCTCCGCGTTGGACGAGACGAGATGCCGCGCCGCATCCTCCACGCGCTGCGCCACCACGTCCTGCCTTGCCCAATCTTCAGCCTTCTCAACGTGTCGCTGGCGTGCGTTGATCTGAAGCGTCATCCACGTCGATACCAGCCCGGCCAGCGCGACGATCATCGCGATCCACACCGCACTCATGTCAGGCACTCTCCTCCAGCATTCCGGCGCAGCGGTTCATCCATCCCGCCGCGAACTCCGCCTGCGTGTGATCGTCACTGAGGATCCGGCCGTACTTCCGCAGCCGACTCGCCAGCACGCGATTGAACACATCGTTGGCATTGAGCGCCGCGATGGTCTGCGGCCCCATAACCCCGTCACCCGGCACCCCAACCCCACGTTGAACGATGATCGTTCCACCACGTAACCCGTGCTGAACCAGCGTATCGGCGACCAGCGCCCGCAGCCGCTCATCGCGGATCTGCACGAGGCCCGGCCCCACGATGTAGCGTTGTCGCAGGATGGTCCGCGCCTCGCTATCCGACAGCGACTCCACCTCCAGCTCGCTCGCCGGTGCGTCCATGTGACGCCACTCTCCGAGCGTAACGGCTGTGATCCCGTACTTGGTCGGGCCGCCGCGATCCGCGACGTTGTTCGTGTAGCCGCCTTCGCGCTGCACGATTTCGTCAATGATCTGATCGACGGTCATCGGCGCCGCCGTCCATATAGGCCGAGCCGCGCATAGATCGCCGCGCGGAAGTACGGGGACAGGAGTCGTCTGAAGCCGTGAACCACCGGCAGAGGAGCTGCGGCCGGCGGTGCGTGTTCCCACGCCGGCCCACTGTACATCACCTGTGAGCGTTTGCATTCATGATTCGACCGGACGCGCGATCGCTCACCCGGCGCCTCCAGCAGCGGCGCCTCCAGCACCCGCAGCGCGAGCAGCACCGCCGTCAGCCCGCCGTCGTCCGGTCGGCAGGCTCCGCCGCGTGGATGCGTTGATTGAGCGCCGCTATCTCGGCGTGCGCCCGCTCGATGACGTGGCTTAGATCCCACACCCGCGCTTTAAGTACCAGCAGATCCAGCGGCGCCATGTCCTTCGCCCCCCGCACCACCACACCCTTCTTTGACATCCGCGCCCTCAGCTTTCGATTGTGAAATATGAAACCAGCACCCTCAGCGACCCGGTCGTCGGTGCGTCGCTCGTCACGCGCAGGTCTTCGCCGTCAGCGCCGATCCCGAGAATCCCGTTCCCGCCCCGGATCACCGCCCCGCCCGGCGCGATGCCGGGATGCGACAGCACCACGCCCGTCGTTGTCGGCGTGTTCACGGCGCCGAATCCAACCCGCAGTCCAACCTTCACGGTGTTGCCGTTGTCACATGCCGCCATGATATTCGTGACGATGATCTTGAGTCCTGCGGCGACCGTGACCAGCGCCGTGTCCGTCTGCGCCGCCGTGTAGGCGGCCTCCACCGTCACCATGTTCGGGTGCCCCGGTATCGAGAACGGGATGCCGGCGCGGTTGAGCAGCGCGTCGCTCCGCTGGCCCGCTGCCACCGCCGTCGGGTTCGTTCCATGCGCCACGGCACGACCGCCAAGCTTCAGCGGGTTGCCGGCATCGGTGGCGCCGTGAGCCACGGTCCCATCAGCGATGGTCGAGAGCTGATTCGACGCATTCACCGCCACGCCGCGCTCATTCCCCAGCCCGTCACGAATCATCGTGTACAGGTTGCGGTTCGCCGACATCCGCAGCGTTCGAATCACGTCCTCACCCGCGGCCGTTGGCGCGGCGTCATCGAACGCTGCGCCCACCTGTATGATCTTGTTGCTGCCCGGTGAGTACGCGGAGCCGTCAATCGTGCTGCCGCAGATCCATTGACGGCCGGCGTTGTCCACCGCGATGGTGCCGTAGTTCAGGTTCGTGGAATTGATCGTGGTCAACGCATCGTTTCGAACGCCCGCCAGCAGCACGCCGATGTCACCGCTGGCATACGTCCCCGTCTGCAGCGCCTTGCCGAGCTGCGCCGCTCCAGCACCCGGCAGGATCCGCGACACGATCCCGTAGTCACTCGCCCCCGGCACGGTGTTGATGACGCCGGCAATCTGCAGCGCCGATGCTCCGGCAATCTGCACGCGCTGGCGGTACACCGTGTCAATCCCGACGAGGAGCTCCTCAAGGTCGATCTTCTTGCCGAGCCCCGGCGTGTCGGGATGCACCTGTATGGACTTGTCAGTCACGGCTATGCCTCAGCGAAGTCGAACTGAAAGTCGAACGCCAGTGACGCCGCGCCGCCCACCATGTAGAACTCGGCGTTGCCGGTGATACCGCCGTTGGGAAGCAGCGTAATGCGCTCCTCCGGCGTCCCGTAGATCAGGCCCCCGAACCCGCCCTGCGCCGCACAGCCGATGCTCTGGCGCACCGTCGGCGTCCCGGTGCCGGCCGTGAACGTGGCGTCCGAGATGACCGTCGCCGGCGCCGGTGAGCTGGGATGCTTGCGACCCGGCGTGACGGCCGCGCCGCCGGTGTTCGCCGTGGTCGGGAACGTCTTGGCGCGGATCACCACGCCGCCCGACGTATTGTGCCGGCCGGTGACGAACAGGCCCGAGATCTGCGCGGTTGATTGATTCGCGATGGTCCGCATCGCGGCCACCTTGTCCTCGGTGCCCGGCGTGGCGTTGGTCGTGAGCCCGCCGCGGTTCACGTCGTAGTAGAACATCGTGCTTACCCCCCTTGAATGGCCCTTGCGGTGCTCTCATCGATGAGCTGTAGGTCAAACCCCGTGCCGTACCGGTCGCACGCCGCACAGAGATACGTCACGCCCTGAACGTCACCGAACACGTAGCCGGCGAACCGCCCGCAGCTCGCGCAGTAGAACGGCGTCAGGTTGCCGAACGGTGATCGAATCACTCCTCGCGCCTCCTTCGCGAGACTGCTCAACTCCTCCGGCGTCACGCCGTCACTCGCTCGTTACGAACACGCGCGACGCCGGGCGCCGCCGGACCCGCGTCACCGTCACCGGCGTTGCCTGCTCCGCCATGCTGCGCCACAGCGTCACGTTGAAGATCTGGAATGACACGAGCCCGTCGACAACTGCCTCCAGCTCGATTCTGACGCGCTCGTTCCGATGCCCGCAGTCAGACACCTCATCCGTCCACGCCTGCGACGTGCCGGTGAGCTCGGCGTACACGCGGCGCACCACGTCGGCCTCGTCATAGAACCGCAGCGTGTAGGTCGTCCCCGGCTCCGGCGTGGCCAGGACGCCGGCGTTCGCCCAGCTCCAGTCGGCGAGCCGGTTGCGGTGTTGCCACGCCACGGTGATGTCGCCGGCGTCAATCAGGACCGGATACGCCAGCCCGTTGACGGTGATCCCAGCCGGCACGTAGGGACGGAGCGAGCGCGAGCGCGTCGTCACCGTCACCTCGTCCACGTCATCCGCCGCCTGGACACCGAGCGGCGTGAACGCGAGCAGCTTCGCCCGTACCGTCACGTCATCCACGTAGGAGTCCGCCGATGTAAAGCCGGCTCCGAACGTCACGAACCAGACTCGGGCCCCGGCCACATGCGGCGCCGGCGTCGTGTCGGCCACGCCGCGCACGACTCCCGTGAGCGTGTACGTCCCGTCACCGTTGCTGGCGATGTACTGCCACGCGATGAACTCGTCGTCAATCAGCGCGACGTTCACGCCGCCGGCCAGCTCCACGTCCGACGCCGATGTGAGCAGTGCCAGCGGCCCGGCCACGATCAGCACGTCATCGCTGTATCCCGCCTGGCGTGACAGCAGGCCGCTCGGGGTCATGTCGCGCACCTCCACTACTTCGGCATACGCCGGCGTTCCGTCGATGCTGGCCCACACCTGATAGCCCGACTGCACCTGATCTGCCTGCGCCCCCAGCGTCAGGACGACCCGCGCCGGCCCCACCACAAGCGCGTAGGGCGCTTCCACGAGCGCCGCGGCGACCAGCCCGGCCGGCGCGGTGACCGGATCGACCCAGGCGGACGCCGCGGGCGCCGTGTACGCTGTCGCAGCGACGCCGAACACGTCCTCCACGGCGTCAATTCGAATCATGCCGTCGGTGAGCGTCCCGGTGCTGATCCGCGTGATGCGAATCACCATGTCGGTGATCCCGAGCGCCTCCCACGTCAGCCGCGCCAGCCCGCCCGGCCGCAGCGCCCACGCCACGCGATTCACGTACAGTTCCAGCACCGCCAGCGGATACGCCACGGTTTTGAGCACGCGCGCCGCGGTGAGCTGCGCGTTCGTGGCGTTGGAGAACCCGCGGAAGTCGTATTGCTCCTCGGCGATGTCGCCGCCGCGGATCTGCACGTTCGCCAGATCCTGCGCCTGAGCGATGCGCTCGGCGAAGTTTCCCGCGCGGTCGATGTACAGCACCTTCACCGAATTGAACGTGTCATCCCACGCCGGCCGTGACAGCCGGCAGGTCTGGACGTTGCTGCGATCCAGCCGCACCGGATCACCGGCGCCGTAGCTCGCGCGCACCAGCGTCAGGGTCACGAGCCCGGTCGCCGGATCGGTGAACAGCACCGCGTCGAGATGCCGCGTGATTTCAAGGATGAGATCCGCCGCCGTCGAGGCGTTGTCCACCAGCATCGACAGCCCGAGCCCCTCCGTCGCCAACACGTCGCCCACGCTTCTGAACGCCGCCACGTCGATCTGCCCGCCGGGGATGCCAAGACCCCAGCGGTCGTTCGTGAGGATCTCGTAGAGCATCGCCGCCGGGTTGGCGTCACCCGCGATGTCGTGGTGCCCGCCGGCGAGCCCGAGCGTGTTCGGGCACCGCTTGAGCACGAACCCGATGGTCCTGAGATACGGCGACGTGCCGACGTACAACCGGCGCAGGACCGCGTAGGACATGCCGCGATAGGCCGGCAGGGGACCGAGCAGGCCCGTCAGATAGTCGTTCGCCGTCTGCGTTTCGGTGCCCTTGTATAGATCGATCCGGCCGGTGACGCCGCCCTCGCCCGTCTCGCCGCCGAAGAGCGTCGGCTGATCGACGTCGATCCGAAAGTAGTCACCCGCGTCGTGGTACGCTACGCCGTAGAGTTGGCGGTCCTGATCGGTGCGGGCATTCTGCAGGATGAGATACCCCGGCGCCGGTGTCTGGAATGAGGCGCCGGAGATCCTGATCGTGTTTCGAAGCGCCCCGAGCGCCGGCAGACCGAGATATTCAGCCTTGAGCCACAGCTCGAAATTCGCGAACCCGCCGGCAATCCTGAACAACGTCACCTGCGTCGGTAGCACGTCCAGCGTGAAGTCATGCCACGCCTCATCTACGTTAGCGTCAGCCGTCACGGAGATGACCCCCGACGTTCCACCGAACGGCCGCAGCTCCGCCGTGACCCGGATCAGCCCATCGCTCGGGAGCCCGTGCCGCCGCAGCCGTAGATGAATCGAGTAACCCGTGGTAGCGCCGGGATCGCTCAACGCCTCCATATGCCACTTGCCAAGGTGGAACAGACTCAGATCGCCGGACGAAATCTCCGTGTCGGTACCAGCGACGATGTACGACGCATCGGACCCGTCGGCCAGCGCCGCGCTCTGCGGATTCGAGCCGCCGGAGCCGCCGATCAACCCCCACTCACTAACCGCCACGTCAACGTCGGGGCGTGACACCTGCGTGATGCCCGGCGCGTTGCGGTCGAATCCGAACGTGGCGTAGCTCGTGAACCGCGTGTCCGTGGGCGCCAGCTTCGCGCCCGTGGAGGGATGCGCCCACGAGTAGCGCGTCTCGCTCACCGCGAACTGACTCTCATAGGAGTCGCCCAGCAACGTGAGCACGTCGAACGCCATTCGCGCGCCCAGCGTCGGCGCCGTCGTCCGATCATTGTCGATGCTGTACGTCCGCAGGTTCCACGCGCGCCAGCCCGGCCGCGCGGCGGTGAACACGATGCGGAACCGGCTCCCCGTATACGTCACCGCCGCGTGGATCCGCGGCCCGCCCGCGACGAGCGCCTCCGCGGCGTTGATGCCGGCCGCCAGCGCCGCCGCGTACCCCGGCCCGTCGTACTGCGCCGGCTGGAGCTCCACCGTCGTATCGGGCCCGAAGCTCAACCCGTCGTCCTGCACCTGATACACGAACTGATCCGAGATGCCGTAGCGCACCTCGAACCCGTAGACCACGCGCCAGTCCGATCCGTACGTCGCTCGCATCGCCCGCTGCGCCTCCAGCGCGAGCGCGAACAGGTTCGTGTAGTTACCGTGCGCCATGTGCGCCACGTAGAACACGCCGAAGTCCGCCACGAGGCCGAACACGATCCCGTCGTTACTGACGTTGATCGTGACCTTGCCGGTTGGCACCGGCCGATCGTCGAACCGCACCTCCACGAGCTCATCAACGGCGCCGTGGCAGAGCGCGAGCTGCGCGCCCAGGTAGTAGCGGAACCCCGTCGTCTGCGTGACGGAGGAGAACATGCCGGTCTTAACCTTGTGAGTGATCGGGACCACCGCGAGGTCGCCATACCACACGACGTTCGGACCCTTCACGTTGCACGTGCCCCACAGCGTCGGGATCTGCCGCCCCTCCTCCGCGGTCGGGACCTGAAAGTCGCCCAGCGCGCCCGGCTGAGGCGAGCCGAGCTTCGCCTTCGGCCGCAGGAGCTCCGATAGGACCGTGAAGCCGATGAACAGGAACAGGACCATCCAGAACATCAGACCAGGCTCCCGTTATAGGGATTGCGAGACGGCACGCGCGGGAACCCGAGATGCCGGACGAGGTTGTTGAACTTGCCGGCGCACGTCGCTTCCGTCCGGTCACAACCCGCGTACAGATCCACGGCGTCACCCGGCCGGAGCCCCGGCATCGCAAACTGGAGCGTCACGGTTCCGCCGGCATGATCGACGATGAACTGCCGCACGCCGTCAGCGTTCTCCAGCCAGCCGTTCGTGAACCAGCCGTCAGGGCGCGCGGAGCTGAACGACACCGTTGGGCCCGTGACGCCGATGACCGTTACCGTGTCCTTGAACGACGCCCTGGTGACGCCGCATCCCGTCCCGTAGAGCGCCCAGTTGCAATGACTCTGGAACACGAGCGACGGCACGCGCCGCCGGAACATCTGCGAGATCGGCGCACACAGCAGCGTTGCCTCCGGCCCGTCGAACGACACGGTGACGACGCGCCCCAGCGCGAACAGCAACACCTCCGCCGGGTTGCTGCGATGCTTGCGCCAGACGGTTACCGTCACCGGCGTCGGCGGGTTGAAGCCGATGAAGAGTTGCGCGACGGGATTCGATTTCGGCACTTTGATGGAGAGGTTGAGTGCCGTCTCCTCCTGCGAGAAGTCCAGCGAGTCGCGCGTCAGCGCCGTCGGGATGAACACGCCGTCGGCCAACGTCACCTCGCGGTCTGCGGACGTGAATCTCCAGACGTTGTCGCCCTGCACGAACTTGTAACACTCAACCGGCGCCCCCATGACGCCGGCGCCCTGCGCCGTCTCGTAGGACGCGAAGGTCAACTCCTCCACGCCCGGTGACGAGATGATCCGCGCCTGCCGCCGCGGCGATCGCAGCCTGATCAGCGTCGCGTCGGTGACATCCGCCGCCACGGCCACGTCGAGCTCGAAGGTGACATCAATCGTGTGGTCAGCCGTGACGGCGGTGAACGTGTAGCTCGATCCGGTCCCCGCGTCAGCACCATCCACCGTCACCGTCGCGACTCGATAGCCGGTATCGGGTGTGAACGTGAACGTCTGATCGGCGCCGTGAGCCACCGACGCCGCTCCGCTCGGCGAGATGGATCCGTGAGCGCCGGCACTCGCCGTGATCGTGCTCGGCTCGTATCCGACCGAGAGATACGTGACCTGAACCGAGCCGGCGTTGCCGCCTCCCGGCGGGAAGTAGTACATCCACAGCCGCGGATTCGGCGTCACCGCACCCGGTGATCCAAACGCCGCCGGAGCGATCGCCGTGAGCGTGGTCCAGCTCGTCGGGAACGCCGCGCAGTCGATGTCGTCCGTCCCCGGCGTGGTGCGGACGTAGATGTATGAGCCATCGTCCGCGATCAGGACGAGCTTTATAACCGTCCCGGCCGCCACTGTACCGACGCGACGGACCTTGAAGTTGACCGGATACGCCGTCGCTGGATTGAGCGTGTGGTCGAGGTTCGCGTCGAGAGTGAAGTCGGTTCGCTCGACCGTGTTGCCCGTCAGCGCCACGTAAGTCGTATCGCCGTCATCCGTGGCGACCGCCGCCCAGGTGGTCCCGGTGTTGGGGATCCAGCCGCCCGCTCGCGCGTCGTAGCCGTTGACGTGAATGAGGCTCATGCCGGGACTTCCTGCGGCAACTCACGCATCGGGATGAGCGCCGACGCGGTGTGCCCGCCCAGCCATTCGATCTTCGGCTCGTCGGTGTCGAGCCGTGAGAACCGCAGGAACGAGATGAACGTCTCCCGTGGCAGCGCTTCGGCGACGGGATACTCCAGCGACAACGATTCGGTCCCGTCGCCGTTGTCTACCGCGTGAGTGATCTGCCGGTAGGTGAACGCGCCGCCCGGAGCTCGAATCGCGACGTGGCGCCGTGCGCGTCCGACGGGATACACGTTCGCCGCGTAGCCGTGCGACTCCACGGTGATGATGGACACGCCGGCCCCGTGGTCAGCCGCGAGCTCGAACGCGCGTGTCCAGGTCGCGCACCAGAACGGGACCGCGCGACCGAGCTGCGCGATGACGAACGCCCGCAGCGCAGCTACTTCGTCGCGCGTCACGCACGACCACGCGAACTCGAACAGCCCCTCATCTGCCGAGGCGGCCGCCGCCACGTCGCGGACGCCGGTCTGACTGTTCATCTCGAACAGGGTGCGTGAGGTCGTGTCGCTCGTTCCGCCGTCCACACGGTCCGGCTCCAGCTCGAGCACCGTATAGCCGCGGTAGGTCACGTCTGCTCCGCCGTGAACGCGAGTCGGGCCTGCAAGACCGTCGACGTGAGCCACCGCACGCTCTGTCGATCCGTCAGCCGCGCGAGGCGCGCGGGGAACACGTAGCCGAACCCCGCCGCCCACGCCGCGGTCGCCGCGTCAACCGTCGTGACTCCTCCGGCGCCCGCGGCCGATACCTCGAACAACTCCCACGCGAACGCGTCGTGCCACACCAGCGCGTAACCGCCATCGTCGACCGAGCGTCGATACGGGACGCTCAGCGCGTCAGCTATCGGCAGGAGATGATCGCCCGGCGCGACGGCCGCCGTCAGCGGTGAGCCGTACTGCCACAGCGGCACGATCATGGCATCGGCGTGGTAGCCGTAGATCAGCCCGTCGGCGAGCTGCGCCTCGCGGCCCACCGACAGGATCGAGAATTCAAACGTCTCCAGTGCTACCTCGCGGAGCTGCTCGCGCTGTTCGAACCCGCCATAGCTCCGCATGACGTCCGTCAGGAACCCGAAGGTTTCCGTGACCGCCTCTGAACCATCGGCCGACACCGTCCATACCGCCGGCACGGTCACCGCCGCAGCGCCGCGCCGCCGGCACGCGGATTGTTGGACAGCACCCGAATCACCATCCGCTGCCCTTCCGGTGACTTGAGCTCGCGCAGCACGAGCCCCGGCTCCAGTGCTACGGTGAGACTGCCTTCGAGTCTGGAGACGCCGGCCCCGGCAGCGAGTCCGCCGTCGGCGAACCGACGGGCTCCTCGAACTACGCTTAGAGCCGGCGTCTCGAGTCCCGCGTTCATCGTGCTGAGCAGGTTCAGCACGCCTGGCTGTGAAACCACCGCGGCGCGCATCACGAACTCGCCGGCAGACACCAGCGCCGGGATGGAGTCGCTCGTGCCCGTGCCGGGTCCACTCACCGCCCCGCCATCCGCCGCCCGTACCAGCCCGCCGCCTTTGAATCCGGCGAGTCCGACCGCCTCCAGCGTCTTCGTCAGGTAGAACGACGCCAGCGCCGCTGCCACCTGAGCACCGATGTTGCGGATTACGTCGAGGAACTTCTCCCCCTGCTGGATGGCCTGCTGCAACCCCGACGCGATGGCCTCACCGAACGCCTTGCGGGCCTGCAGCCCCAGCTCCGCCAGCCCGCTCGCGGCTTCCTTGGACTTGAGCCCCAGCCCGTCGAGCTGATCCTGAAACGCGCGCGCGGATGCGATGGCCGCGGGGTCGTTCGTCGCCTCGGCCGCCGCCCGCAGCGCCGCGGCGATCTTGATCAGCTCGGGAAGCCGCTGCGCCTCGATAGCCTTGAGCTCGACGTTGCCCTGCTTCTGCGAGATGACGTGGCGCGCGATGTCCGACTGAATGATGGCTTCCTGACGCTTGAGCTCTGTCAGCGCCGCGGCGCCGAGCTGCTCCTGGTTCTTGAACGTCTCGGCCGCCGTCAGCGCCGCACGGAACCGCTCCACCTCGGCTGCGCGGTTCGGTTGCGGAACGCCTTTGGCCTCCAGCTCTCGAAGCGTCGAGTCGAGCTTCTTCGACTCCTCGTCGATGTGACGCATCGCGACTTCGTGACGCAGGCCCTCGGCCTCCATCTCCTTGTCGATGAACCGCTCGCGCTCCGCCTGCAGGCGTTCGATGGCCGCGAGCCGCTCCTTCTCCATCTCCGCCGGGGACTTGCCCGAGGGGATGATCGGCGCTTTCTCACCCTCCGCCAGCGTCCGCAGCTTCGGGAGCGACGCGGCGCCCTCGGCGCGCGCCTTGCCGAGCTTCTCAGCGCGGTCTAACAGCTTTGCGTCGCTGGCCGCCTGCTCCCGGTCAAGCTTGTCGTTCTGGTCCCGCACCAGCTTCACCTGGGCTCCGATGCGCTGGCCTATGCTGGAGAACGAGGCGGTCCCGACCGTGTTGATCGCTTCAAGGATGCCGGCGATGGCCCGGCCGGCGTTAAACCACTGCTTGAAGATCGTGATGATTCTGGAGACGGTGGCCTCCACCACGAGTATCGTCATGCCGATGGCATATCCGACGTTCGCGCCCCACGTCTTCCAGGCGTCCTGGTTCGCGCCGATGTCCTCCTGCATGTCCGACATGGCCGCGTGGAGCGCCGGTGCCAGCCCTTCAATGAACCGCGTCGAGCCCGCGATCACCTGCGTTTTGATGATCTCGAAGTCGTCCTGAACCGCCTGCGCCGCGCGCGCCGCGTCATCTCCGATGAGCACGCCGAACTGCTGCGCCTTGCGGATCGCCCCCTCCAGCCCACCCTCGCCCCCGAGCTCATTCAACAGCGGGATGATTTCCGCGACGCCACGGCCGAACGCGAGGAACCCCAGCGCCGTCTTTTCGGGCGAGTCCTTGAGCAACGCGAACTTCTCCGCCACGAGACCGAGTCGCTCGGCTGAGTCCTTGCCCGCAAAGTCCTTCACGGTGATTCCCAGCGCCGTGAACAGCTTCACGGCCGGGGCCGCTCCCGCAGCGAAGTCCGTCGTCGTGCGATTGAACTTTGTGAGCGACACCGTGAGCGTCTTCATGTCGACGCCCGAGGTCGTGGCAGCGAACCGAAGCGCGGAGAGATTTTTCACGGACGCGCCGACCTTCTGCGACATCTTGGCGAGCTCGTCGCCGGCCGCGATCCCGGCCTTCGCCAGCTCACCGAGCTTCTCAATCCCCACCGCGATGATCAGCCCCTCGAGCAACCGCTTCGAGCCCTCCAGCGTGTGATTGAACTTCTCGAACCCGCTGGACGCCTCATGCCCTGCCGTCTTGGCCTTTGATACGACACGACCGAGCGCGGCCGTTACCTGCGCCTCGCCCTCGGCACTAAGTCTTACGCGAACGTCGTCGGCCATTGCCGGTCCTCAGGATCTGCGGTATCGCCGGTGGATCTTCCCGGTGCTTCACGTGCGGCGCCCGCAAGGTGTGGATCAGCTGCGCGTGCCGGTACTCATCGATAGCCCTGGCGCGAACGATCTCCTGATAGGCTTCGAGCGCCTCGCTCAACGGCCAGCCGAGGACGACTCCAGCGCGGTCGTGGTCGTAGCCGGCGACGGTTCGGACGAGTCCGCCCCACTCACCGTATCGTTCATCGAGCTCGAGCCGGTCGGCGCCCCTTGAGAAGATCGCGCTGAACTTACCCATGAGCCGCGACCGGCCTTGAAAAAAACCATGATCGTTGTCGCGAACGCCCCGTACAGTTCGAGCTTCTCGTCGTGGTCGGTGATGCCGCCCAGCGCACCCGCGGTTTCGTGCGCCATCTCCTCCGTCCAGTCCTCCACCTTGGAAGCGGCCGGCACGATCATTCCGCCGAGAAGCAACAACGCCCGGCCGCTGGCGAGACAGGTTGCGAGCAGTCGTTCGGCGTAGGCTTCCGGTTCCTCGCCGTCGTGCTGAACGCACCCCATCAGGCCCGCGTGCCGGGCTTGCATCATGATGAACAGATCCTGCCGAACCGTGATGTCGCTGCCAGCGTGTCGATATTCCCGACCGCCGAGATGGAGCTTCTCGGCCACCGTCACCCCCTGTCGTTCAGGCCGCCGCAACTCTGTAAGCGCGGAAAAACTGCTCATCACCCGGATGATTCACCGTGTCGGCCAGCACCTTGCCCTTGAGCTTGAGCGATGCGAAATCGTCACCGATCAAGTTCATCTCGCCGTCAGGTGACAGCGACACGATCCAGAACTCGTACGTGTAGACCGGTCCCGCCGTCGGGTCCCCTTCGAACTTCAGGTACACCTCGACGAACTTGGACGCCCCGCCCTTCACGTACTCCAGCGCCGACGTGGCAATGGTCGCGTAGGTGAAATCCACCTCCAGCGCCGCCGCGTCAGCGATGGAGCCGCCGGGGATCACGTAGATCGTTCCCGACGCCGCGTTCACCGTGTAGTCGGTCCCGGCGACGTAGACCGGCGTCGAGCTCGGGCCCGATACGTTGACGGCGGAGATGCTGCGCCGCGGCGTTCCGATTGGACCCTCGACCGGGAACGAGTATCCCTTCCGCACCCGCGCCGATGGCGGAACGTAGTTCGTGATCGTGGCGCCGGTCTGCACGTATGACGCCGTGGTTCCCATGAAAAACAGCGCGAGATTCTCGTTGGATTGCTCGTCCAGCTCCAGCTTGATCTCGGGCGTGCGCTTCGTGACCACCGCTTTCATGAGCCCGCGCTGCGCGTCAGCGGAGCTGTACTTCTCCTTCACGTCGTCGGTGATGCCGATGGAAAACGCCGTGGCGTTGCCTACGAATCGTTCACCCGTCCGCGCACGGATCGCGTCGAGTCGATCAATCGTGACCTTGCCACTACCGATATACAGATCGCCGGCGTTCACCGTTCCCAGCGGGCTCATAGAGGTCCCTCCAGTTAAATCCGTCGCTCCGCATCCGCGACGAGGTGCTGATATGGCACCTCCAGCTCAACGGTCGCGAGGCACAGCGCGTCATCTGCAAACTCGTATCTCCACGTCGTACGGCCTTCCTTGATCGGGTGCGTCAGGTGCCCGCCCGCCCCATCGCTGAGCCGCCTGCCGCCCAGCGCCTTCACTACCCACGCGAGCAGCGGATCCACCGCCTGATCCGGCCGCAGCGTCGCGCTCCCCTTGCCCCGGCACTCAATGGCCGTCGTGAGCGTCGCGCGTACCAGGGGTCCCCGGTTGCCGCCCTGGATCTCCGGCTCCTCGCTCAACGGGAACACGATGATCGACGGCAACTCGCCCACCTGCAGCGCCGCGAGCCGCGTCCGCTGCGCCGCCGGCACACCCGCCGGCGTCCCGGTGTTGAGCTGTGTCACGAGCCCCTGAATGATCGACTCCCGCACCGTGCCGACCAGCACCGCCGGTTCCACAGGCACCACCGCCGCCGGCTCATGGCCCACCGACACGTAGCTGATCTGAGCTTCCCCGGTGTTGCCGTTGGCGGATTGGTATTGAATCAGAACCGCCGACAGCACCGAGCCACCGGCCGCGATAACGCCGGCGTTCTCGTGGAAGATCGCGTAGTCGGTCCAGTCCTCCGACAGGTGCGCCAGCGACCACGAAATCGAATTGTGAATATCACCCTGATCATCCATGACCTGAACGTAAAGCCGGTTGGTGCCCGACTCGGCGTCCATCTCGCCTTCACGGCGAGCGCGAATGTTGATGGGAATGGTCCGCAGATCAACCAGGTGATCGAGCGGGCCGTCGAGTTGAAAGGTTTGCCACGTCCCCACACTGGCGCCGCCGCAATGCATGAATGCCGTGTCGTCGCGCGTCGCGACGGCTTGCCACGCGGTGTCAGCATTGGTCACTAACCAGCCTTCAGCTCCTGGCGCCTCGGCGTCACCGATCACGTGCAGCACGGTCATAGATGGTCCACGAGCACCGCGCGCGTCACCGCGCCGTCCTGCTCTTTGGCGAAATCAGCGATCACGTAGTCGCGGTCATTCACCATGATGGCCGCGCCCGTCGCGAGTGGAAACGTGCCGGTTTTCACCAGCACTGTCCCGCTGGCGCCCGAGATGTGCGGGAACGTGTCGGCGAGCAGCTTCTCCGACGGATCGTTGAAGATGCCCTTTGCCGTCACCTCACCCATCACTACCGGGACGCCGAACGTGTCCAGCAACGGCTGAATGTCCTGCGCCCGGTAGTAGTCATCTCCAGACATCAGCGGTATTTCTTGAACCCGCGGATCGTGACGCCGTAGACGAACGACGGCGTCGTGCCGCCCACCGTGCCGACCACTCGGATGAACTTCTTTGCCATCGTCATGTCGACCGGAATATCCGCCAGCACGTCAGCCCCGCCCGTCCCGAGCACGGTCGAGAACGCGGCGCCCGCGATGTCAGCGTAGGTGCCACCAATCGTGTCGCACTCCTGAAGCTTCACGTCGAGGATGTTGTCCGCGTTCGCCGTGCCCTTGGCCGAGTGCAGCGTCGCGACGGCCATGCCCTCGAAGTCGTCCACCTGCACGCCCGTTCCCGTCAGCGTCGCGGTGCGCGTCGCAGACACCGCGAGCGCCCGCACCTCCGACAGCACGAGTGATTTGATTGAAGCCGGCATTTCTCGTTCTCCCTTCGTGGGCGCTGCGCCCCGGAATCTGATGAGCCGTTACTTGGTTGCCGAAGCTCCAGCCGGCGGATCACGGTGCTGCACCGCTCCTGGTACGAGCGCCGCAGTGCCCGGATGCTCCCGCCTGGGCTTCACATACGCAGGAGCCGACCGCGGCTTGTCCGTGGGGTCCGCGCGCACCACCCAGCCGGCCCGGATCTTGGCTTCCGCCGCCGGGGCCGATAGATCGAACACATCACCCTGATACACGTCGCGGCCACCGCCGAGACTGAACGCCGTCAATGCTTTCACCAGCATCGCGTCAACCCTCCATTGCCCCGGCGCCCGTCCCCCTCACCCGCGAAAGCAAGGGTTGGGACGCCGAGGCCGATTGGAAATTGCTGCACCTAGATGATCGTGGCGCCCGTCCACTTCGCGAACGACTCGCCGTGACGGAGCACGATGTCAGCCATCTGGAACGACGTGACCTCGATCAACCCCCGTTTCTTCTGAGCGTAGGGATCGACAATGAGCTCCATCGACTGGAACAGCCCCACGATCAGGTCGCTCCAGTTTCCGAACACCGCGCCGCTCTCGGCTCCACCCGTCTTGGCACTCCCCGTCATCACCTTCGACATCTGGTTCGACGCGAACGAGCGATAGCCGCCGACCGTCCCCTCGAGGAGCGTTCCCTGCCACAGCGTCGAGCTCGACGGCGCCACGCCGGAAATCTCCAGCGTGGTCCGCATCTTCCCGGCCAGCGCCGGGGTCGTGACCCAGCCGAGATTTCCCATCAACGCGTTGTCCTCGGCGATCAGGACCGTCGTCTGAACCACATCGTCCAGATCCGGGACACCCCCGACCGGCCGCACGTTCACGTCCGGCGCGAGATAGATCCCCTGCGGCTCACCGTTCGCACCGAGCCCGTAGATGGCCGACTCGTCCAGCTTGAGCGCATGAGCCAGCGAGAACTCCTCGCGAATCATCGATTCGATGTCGAGCGATGACTGCACGAGCAGCTGGCGCGAGTACGCCGTGGTCGCCTGCAACGTCTTGGGGACCATGTTCACGAGTCCGAACGCCACGTCCGAAGCCGTCACATCCACCGCCGGATTCTCTCCGACCCAGAACACGCTCAGGCCGCCCGTCTGCTTCACGAACGACACCGGACCGCTGAGCCCGCCCATGAACCGCGCGCCCAGCCGGCCGAGCACCGCCTGAACCCGCAGGAGCTCGATCATCTCGCCCGGACGTTCGAACACGGTTTCCGTGCCCTTCGTCGCGGTCTTGGAGTCGAGCGTCCGGCGCTCCCAGTCCTGCCACCGCTCATCGTCCGTTCGCAGATCCATCGGGACGAGCACGCCGCCCTTGTACGCCAGCCCCGATGCGGCCCGGTCACGCATCAGTTGCTTGTGGACCTCGGCTTCGATGCCGTCGAACTTCTCGCGCGCGAAGTCCTCCGCGCCCTCGCCGTCCGGCCGCTCACGCGCCGCCACACCGGCGCCCAGGCGGATCGCTCGCTGATACGAGAACCGGCGCCGCGACTTCTCGTCCATCCGGTTGCCGATGTTCTCGGCCGCCGGCTGTGCAGCCGCCTTGGTCTTACGCTCGTCCAGAATCATGCGCGCGACCTGATCGGCCGTCTTGCCTTCCTCGATCCACGCCGCGGCGCGATCCGCCAGGCCGTTGTTCTGCGCCATGCGAAGAATCTCGCCGGCTTCCTTGCTGCGATTCGCGATATCCACGACAGCCGTGGCCCGCGCTGCCTGCTCCCGCTGTGACGCCGCCGCCGCCTCGGCCGCACGAGCATCCGCCGCCGCCTTCGCGTCGGCCTCCGCCTTGGCCCTGATTTCTTCTTCGGTCATGTTCCGAGCCTCCTGATTGCCGGCCGCCCCGGCGTCCTCCGCCGGAGCCACCGCCCCGGTCGAGCTGCGTCCAACTCCCACGGTCACATCTGCTGGAATGGCGACGAGCGACACCTCCGCCGGCTCCCAGAGCGTGATTCGATAAACGTCAATCGTCAGCGGACGACCCTTCTCGTCCTTGCCGACGACCCGCTGCGTCACTTCCCAATCGCGAATGAAGTAGCCGACGGACGTGTTCAGCCGAATGTCGTCCTCGACGTCGTTCTGTACCTCCGCCGCCCGCGCGCTGCGCGAGAAGCGTGCGTCGGCGCGCAACACCCCGGCCTCAACCCGCTGCGAGCCCGGCTCGAGCACGCCCACCACGTCGCGCGGGCTGTGGTCCATCAGCAGATTCGCGCCGTTGTCCAGGCGCGTGAAGTCGATCTCGCCCTTGCCGTGACCGAGGATCTCGATCCCGTACCACCGCTCCACTTCCGTCTCGGACGAGATGGCGATTTCGAACAGCTTGCGGCCCGCGCTGTCGACACGGGCCGCGCGCTCGCGCTCCTCCGGCTTTACCGCGCGCGGCCGGCCCAGCGCCGGGAACTCCGCGAATCGCATGTCACCCAGCGTCTCCCCGGCGCGCAGCGGGAACGGCTTCTTATCCCCGGCCATTGATCCCCCGATCCCGGAACGCCGCGACGAGCTCCGCTCGGGACTTGCCGGCCGTCGTCTTGCCGTTCCCGTTTCCGTTGCCCTTGGCGGCGTCCTTGCCCTTGCCCTTGCCGGTGTCAGCCTCACCGTCAGCGTTGTCAGCTGCGTTCGGATCGGTGACGGTTTCCTTCTTCGGACCCGAGATGTCGACGCCGAGCTCCTCGGCCAGCGCCGTCTCCTCGGCGAGCGCCTCCATCACGGTTTCGAAGTCCTCGCCTTCCTCGGCAAGGAACGCCGTGCGCGAGCCGAGCCCGGTTTGAATCGCCAGCGCCGCCGCCTGGACGTCCTTCAACGGATCGACCCACGGCCAGCCGCGCGCCGTCCACTTGGCCGCGTAGAACTTGGTTGCGTCGCGCGAGTCCAGCTTGAGCGCGCCGGTGAGCAGCGCCGCGTTCATCCATTCTCGATACACGCGCTTCCTGAACGCGCGGATCCACCACGCCTGCAGACAGCGCCACATCTCGCGCTCGATCAGGAGCCCGGAGCGCATGGAGGAGTAGTTGACGTTTTCGAGGTCGTTCGCGAAGGCGTTGTAGGACATCGACACGCCGGTTGCGACCTGGCGCAGCATCCCCTTCACGAAATCGGCGAACGCGCTGGTCGGATGGTCCGGGCTCCACGACGAGAACTCGTAGCCATCCGGCGCGAACTCGAACGTGCCGGGATTGGCGTCCATCGTGTAGGTGTTGGTCACCGGGTCCGGGACAATCTCGCCGGCCGTCGGATTCGCCTTGCGCGTGAACCAGCCCATCTTGGACGCCGCGGTACGCGCCGCGACGAGCTCCGCCTCGGTGTAGCCGTCCAGCATCTTGAGCGCGACCATCACCGCGACGAACCATGTGAACCCGCGCGTCTGGTTCACGCGCTCGATGTCCACGAGATGAATGATGTCCTCCGCCGGGATCTTCACGCGTTCCCGCGGCAGCATGTTCATCTTCGATGGCTTGTCGTAGGGATGGTAAAACGCCGGGCGGCCGTACTGATCGACCTCGATACCCATTCGTATCTCGCCGGCGCCGGCGCGGGGCTCGTCGTTGAACGTCTCGTCGAACTGGTCCGGGTCGATGGACTCCAGCGCCAGACCGTAACGATTCACTTCCACGCCGCGCCGGATCCTGATGAACTGCTCGCCGTCACGCGCCGTGCTCTTGATCAGCAACCGCTCCAGCTCCGCCATCGACTGCCGGCCGTCCAGCGTCGGCGCGTCGCAGAAATCCGCCCACGCTTCCTCGATGGTTGTATTGATTCGCCGGCTGAGCTTGCCATCGTTGTCCCGCACGCGCGCCTGCAGACGTGGACCGTCGGGCCCGATCACGTTCACCGCCAGCCCGTTCAGATAGCCGCGCGCCCACGGATTGTTTCGCTGCAGCTCCCGAGCTCGAGCACGCAACCGGCGCACGTTCCACCGCAGCTCGTCGTCGGGATGGAGCAGCGTCGCCGCCCAATCCGCCACGATGCGATTGACCTCGGCGCCCTTGAACGTGTCCCGCTTGCCCTTGAACGCGAGCCATGCTCGCCGGGCATTCTCCGGCAACAGCTCGAGTGCTGCAGCTTCAATCCGTCCGCTGAGTGAAGGCGCCGCACTTCCCGCGAGTGCCAGGCTCATCCCTAGACCGCGCCCCTGAACCACGGCCACGGTCCCATCGATTCACTCCACAGCCCCGGAAACCGGACCTGCACCTGCGCGAATTGCCCGCCGTTGCGCTCGGCGAGCACCGCGCGATACAGCGATGCGCGCAGGTTGAGGATCTCGCTGTTCGGCATCAGTTCGACGGTGCGGGTATCGATGCCATAGCGCTCGGGCGGGTCGACCGGCGTGACGCCGAGGCCGGCGCCCCAGCGCCGCTTGATGATCGCCTCCACGCACGCCAGCATCTGTTCGTTGAACGTCTGGAACGAGCCGGGGACCGCGGCGCCAATGTCCTGCAGCACCGCGAGGGTGCCCGAGCCGGCGACGTAGACCTCATCGCCAATCGATGCCCGCTCCTCCCAGCGGTAGTTTCCTGCGGTCAAACCCTGCGTATCGGTCGTCGGGAGCGTGAACAGGAACGAATCGCCATCAGGCACGCCGTCGGCGGCCAGCACTGCGGCGCCCGCCATCCGCAGCGACAGCGCCCAGCCAGCCGATGCCGGGAAGTCGCTGTACTGCCGGTGAAAACGAACTGTCGTGCCGGGAATGATGAACTCGGGAATCTCCGTCAGGTCATCCATGACGTGAACGAGAACACCGTAACCCGCTGCCGTCCATTGTATTTTGAGGTAAGATCGCGACAGCAGAAGCATCCCGAACGAAAAGCGGCGCCCGCAGCTCCGAGCTGCGGGCGCCAGTCAGGTCGATTCCGTTCGGCCCTTTTCTCCCTACACCGCCGACATCACGTACGCCTTCACGTCGTCGAGCCCCGGCCCCAGCGGTTCACTCAGCCGGTCCGGGTCCGCCGCCATGCACCAGTTCGAGCTGAACATCACCTGCGTCCCGTCGGGTGACTGGACGCCATGAGCCTCGCGGCGATAGGCCGAGTCGATGGTTCGGGTCACGCCCCAGCGCACGCACTCGCGCGAGCCGTCCAGCGGCCACGACACCATCTCGGATGCGTATTGCCCCTTCCGGCCCGTGTAGGTCGCAAGCACCCAGCCAGGAGGAGCGCACCCGCAATGCTGATCCTCCGCCTCGATCATCCCCGCCGGCAGATACGCGGAGCCCGCGGACACGTGGCGATGAACGCCTGATGCCAGATCAATCGTGACAATGCGGCCCTCGGACTTCACCTGCGCCGCATTACACAGATTGCTCACCGCCACGCCCCGGACTCCGCCGACGAGCACCTCGCGCCCGGCCTCCAGCGCCATGACGCTGTGTGACAGGCACGCGATCCAGCCTTCGACGTCATTCTGAGTCGGCCCCATTCGCAGCCCCATCGGGCTCATGCGCTGCGGCGTCACCGTCAGGTCGGGATGCACCACGAACACGCGCGCGTACTCCGGCGTCGCGCGCGAGCTGTACTTCACGACCACATAGGTCCCGTGCTGCGACACCGACACCCAGTCGATGTCACCGCCGTCCTCGGTGTCATACGGCATTGGAATGAAATTGCGCGGTCCGACGCGCTTCCGCTCGAGGTCGACGATCTGCAGGTAGTCCACGCGCCCGGAGCTGCGCGGTGACGGGAAGTGCGTGCTCACCGCAACCCAGCGACCGTCGGCGGATACCTGGCTTTCGTGGATCAGCCCGTAGTCAGCGTCTTCGCTCGGGATGCGGACCGCGTACTCGATCGCGCCGTTCGTCGCATCCCACACGACCATCATCTGCGAGGCTTTGATCCACGAGACGAGCTGCGTCGAATTCACTCCGCCGCGCCAGCGGGATTCGTAGGACGCGCGCAGGAGTCGCCCGGCTGGAGAGTCCGTCAGGGTTGTGGTCACCGGGCGCCACGTCGCAGCGTCGAGGATCAGCTGCGCCGGGGATCCACCGCGTTGCTCGAGCTTCACCAGCCGGCCGTCCGGGCTCCACGGCTGATCCTTGGAGTAGTGATGTCGCGAGTCGATGTTCCATCGACCGGTCATCACCGGCAGCCCCACGCCGTCACAGATGCGGACGGTCCTGGTCCCATACCGGGGTTCATTCACCGGCACGAGATACTCGGGCCTCGGCGCCGCCAGCGCCGGAATCACAAGACCTCGGCTTCCCATCACATCCGCCACCCCACACCGTCACAGCCCCCGTCACCCTGCCGCCCTCCCATCTTCACTCAGTCAGGCCGCCGTGTCCAACGTTGCCGCGGTCGCCAATCATCTCCACGCCGTCAAAGCGGTAGAACCCCGCAGGAGCCTCGACCCACGTGTCGCCCGCCCACGCGTACGTCATCCCGGCCACCGGCCCGTCCTGCTCGATCTGCGGCGCCGTCAGCGACCGTCCACAGCCGGAGAGCGCCAGCGCCGCCAGCGCCGCCAGCGCGACCCGCGTCACTTCGCGACCGGCTTCCGCGCATTCTCGAGCCGGCGCGCGTCACGCGCTGCAATCATCTTCTGGATCATCACCGCCGTCGCAATCTCGTGCAGCTTCGTGTTCACTACCAGATCGGTGTGCGTCATTGTCAGCCTCGTCGTTGTCGCCGTCGGCCAACCCGCCGGCACGTATCTGTAGAGCACTTCGCGTGCCGCGCGTATGTCGTTGATGCTGCTCGAGCGACCATCCCGTCACCGTGCGCGATGCCACGCTCCACCATGCAGCTTGCCCGTCGCGCCCACGCACGGCTTTGGGGAATCGCTTCTTGTCGAGCGCGTGCGTGGATAGCAACGGGGCACTGTCAATCATTCGGGCGGCCATGCAACCACGTTGACACTCTGCGCTTCATCGCTGATGCCTTCGGCCAAGAAATCGGCGTTCTCGCGAGCGCGGCTTCTGGCCCGGAACACGGCGACCCTGCCAGGCGGCGGGCCTTCCTTCACATACTCGGTTTCGCCCGTTTTCCAGATCACGAGAATCGCCCACTTACTCGTCATCGCGGGCTTCCCGGATTATCCCGGCCCTGACGTGCCCTCCGGGCTGTTCGGTGCCCGGTCCGGTGCAGTACGACTCACGAAAGGCATCAGCTTCGTCCCACGTGGCGGCGCGGTAAATTCCGGCGTCGTGCCCGCAGCAGATCAATTCCACGATCCAATCGCTTCGACGTTCCGGCGGCGCGGCTGGCGCTTTATGCTTCAACTCATCGACGTATGCCACCAGCCGCCCCCACACCTCGGGCTCGAGATAGACCCTGTCGGTTGCGGTGATGCCGTTCTCGGCCGTGAGCCACAGTCCATAGCCGTCGAAATCGACGTAAGCCCCGTCGCCGAGATACTGCTTCATTTCTCGTGCGCCGGCAGTGCAAGCTGGCCCGATTGGAGCGCCTTCAGGTGTGGAACGGCCCACTGGCCCATCGTCACGCCATTCGGCAGCACGACGTCGGCGAGGAACTCGCGCTCAAACGAGCTGATGCCCGACTGCACGGCCTCGAGCTTCGCTTTGATGATCAGCAGGAGGCACCGCCAACGCCGGCGTTCCTCGGCGCGGCGCCGGGCCTCGCTGCGGATCTTCGCCGGATCAGCCATCGGCAGGTGGATCATCACGGCCGTGTCGTGGACGCGGAACGCGACGTGGGCGCCGGCGTTCGATTCCCAGCCGCTCTGGAACTGCGAGCACCCGTAACCCGCGAGCACGCGCTCGATCTCCGAGCGGCTGCGCTCGACCGGGACAGACGTGCGAGCGGCGTAGCGTGTCACTTTTTCTTACCCTTCGGTTTTGCTGACGTCTGCACGGCGGCGTGCTGCTTCTCGATCGCGGCGACGTCGACGCCCAGTGCCCGCGCGATTTCAGGCAGCTCGCGCGGCCCGGCCCAGCCGTCGTTGTGTGTATCGAGGATGACGATCGTCGCGCAAAATCGCACGAGATCCTCCGCTGTCTTTCCGATCGGCTGCATCTTTTCGTACTTGGCGATCGCGCCGCCGCGCGCGGCGCGATCGAGCAACCCGCCGACGATCAGCCTGCCCAGCGGCGTGTTGCCATGCGTGGCTGCCGTCTGAACCTTTTCCGAGATTGCGCGCAGCAGCGGACCCTGGATCCGCTTGTACTTCTCGATCTCTCGCTGGCGCTTCTCCTGCTCGATGCGGTTGCGCTTCTCCCAGCTGTCCTCCTTCGGCTTCGCCTTCGTCGCCGGCGCCGCCTCGGCCGCCTTCGCGCGCTCGGCCTTCTCGCGGATCTCCTTGCCCCAGTGAGTGCGGCACTTCTCGCGCGCGATGCATACCTGGAGCGATTCGCCCCGACGTGGCCCCACGACCACCACGCCGGTGATCGAGTGCTCGCACTTCTTCGAGCGGTGCTCGCCGTCCGCGCGCTTCCATGACCGTGGCCCGAAGGTGCGCGCCTGGGGGTCGCGGGCTTCCGGCTGCACGTAGTGCTCGTGGGTGATCATGATCACCTTGCGGTCCTGCGACTCGGCGGCCTTGAGGTCGAGATAGGCGTGTGGGAACAGCATCGGATCGACCGCGGCCGCCTTCGCTTCGAAGCGGACGTTGTCGTCGATCCACGCCTGCAGCTCGCGAACGCTGCGCGCCTTCATGCCGGCGTAATGGTCCTTCTCGGGCAGGTTCGGGTCGTAGGGGTCCCACAGCTCGTTCTCGTGCTGGAACAGTGCCGTCGTGTCGTTCGTGTCGATCGCCCGGTTCTGATCGGCCGGCTTGAGCCGCGCCAGCAGGATGGCGTGGCCGGCGGTGATTCGGCCCGCGACGAGCAGCTCCTGCGCGACGGGCACCATCTGTGTCAGCTTCACGCGGTCGTACACGTATTTGAGCGACATCCCGATCCGCTCGGCGATCCTCTCGGCGGTATAGCCGTGTTGGGTCATCAACACGGCGTAGCCCTGAGCTTCCTCGAGCGGGGAGAGGTTCGCGCGCTGCAGGTTCTCGAGGATCATCAACTCCATCACCGCCTGGTCGTCGACGTCGCGGATCACCACCGGCAGTTCGGTGAGCTCGGCGCGCTTCGCGGCGCGGTACCGGCGGGCGCCGCCGATGATCTCGTACCCGTGACCGTTCTTGCGCACCAGGAGCGGCACGATCACGCCGTTCTGGCGCACGCTCGCCTCGAGCTCCGCGAGCGCGGGTTCATCGAAATCCTTGCGCGGGTTGAGCGGGTGCTCCTTGAGCTTGCCGATCGGCAGCATCTGGAACTGGGCAGCCTGTTGCACGGAGATCTCCTTCAGGCGATGGGGCGTTCGCGGCCGTGACGACGGAAGTATTGCGAGCAGTTCGTGCACCGCCCCCTGCGCGATGGCCGGGCCGCCCGTGAGCAGTTCGAGCATGTGACAATCGGGCGCGGCTTGATCAACTCCGGGTGCCGGCGTTTCCAGTGGCGATCGCCGGCGTACGTCTGCGGATTGCGCTGAAGGTACTGCCGGCCCTTCGCGGCCATGTCGCGGGCGTTGTCGCCGCGGGTACCGACGAACAGGTGTGCCGGATTCACGCAGAGCCGGACGTCGCAGTGGTGAAGCACGCACATCCCGTCAGGAACGTCGCCCTTCACGATCTCGTAGGCGACTCGATGCGCGAGCGCGGTCTTGCGGGAACCGATGCCGGCGCGTCCGTAGCCCCCAGCTGCAGGCGAGCCCTTCCAGAGCCAGCAGCCATCACCGGATACGATGGTCACTCGCGCCCAGAACCACGCGAGCGCGCTGGCATCGAGGGCGGTCACGTCAGCGTCCCTCTGGTTTCACGAGCGCGGCACAAGGCGCGTTCACGATGCTCTCTCCGCCGGCTGCGTCCTGACAGGACACGCACAGCGCGCTACGCATTCCTCCGCGCGTCCACGACCCTTGCGTCGGCGAGCCGCAGCCGGGACAATCGAACACGCGGGCTGATGCCGGCACGCCCCCACAGAGCATCACGCGTCGCCGCCCGCCGCCCGCTCTGCGCTCCGTCATAGACCCGCCTCCGGGCGCCACGGCTGATGCTGATTGGAGCGCTTCCAGAACAGGTGCTCGTCACCCCTCATCAGCATCAAGTGCGCGAGAACGTCGTCGCTCGGGCACATGGCGCCTGCCCACGATCCCTCGTAGAACGCGATCGGGTGCAGGCACAGCACCGCGAGGATTCTTTCCCCCGCGATCGCCACGGTCGGCTTGAGCCGCCGGAACAGATACATCACGCCGCTCCGATGGCTCTGCTCAAGGAACATGCCGGTGAGCAGATACTGCTTCATCTGGTGGTAAGTGAGCAGCCCGGAGAGGGTATCGAGCGCGTTCGACTCCTGCTCGATCCCCCACGCCGCCGAGCAGCCGAGCGTGCGGAGATCGTGCTTGAGGTGATGCTGGCCGGATTGGAGGCCCCACGAGATGCGGCCCTCTTCCTCGATCACGAGGATGTCGCCGTGCTTCTCGAAGCTCCACCACTTGTTTCGGAGCTTGAGGTTGGGACCGTCCTCCTCAGGCATCGGGTCGGCGTCGGTCAGCGTGGCAAGCGCGCTGGCGAACGGATAGGTCGGCTCGACGACTAGCTTCTCACCTTGCAGCGGCATCGGGATCCCAGCGTAGTAGTCGCGGTCCTTGGCGATCTCCCGGAGCACGTTGCGGACTCGAGCGTTCGCGTCGACGTCGGTGCTCATCCTCCGGCGCTCCGCGATACGGCGATAGCCTTCGTCTCGCTCGCCTTGATCCCACGCTTTCCCTTGCCAGGCGGCCGACCACGCCGAGGCTTCTCGGGCTCGGGCTCGGCCGTGGGCTCAGGATCGTCGTCGTCGTAATTATCAACCGGATCGTCATCCGGCTCGCGAAGCTCAACCTTCGCCGGCTCAACGGGAATGGGATCGAAGTCCGCGATGATGTACTCCCGCACGTCCTCGCGGAAGTCGAGTGCCCGCTCGAACGCCTTCTTGCCGTCGCGATCGACCTCGACGAGCAGCGCGTAACCACGCCTCAGCATGTCCTTCACGATCCTCGCCGCGCGGATCGCCTCAGCGGGGTTCGAGTCGTCGAAGGTGAGTTTCGTATCGCCCGCTCCGACGTTGAGGATGCCCACCGATCCGTTCTCCATCTCCGCTCCCTTCCCATTTCCAGTACCGGCCAGAGATTCTCTTTCACGGCAGGGTCCCCGCGTCTGGTGGTGCAAATTCACCGGGCGGCCAGCTTGGAAATCAGCTCCACGACCGCCCGGCTCCTAGACCCAGTCCCACCACTTCCGCGGTCCCGTCAGCCCCCCGTCGGGCTGGTCGGGGTCGCCGATGTCGGGCACCATCCCCAGCCATCGCAGGAGCGTCAGCACCAGAACCCCGTGCCGCACTCACCTTCATTCGCGATGCCGTACAGCATGATGTACTGCGTGATCTTCCACCATTCCCACGGTCCGGCTGTCAGGATCTCCGTGAGTCCCATCACGCCCACCATTCGGCGTTGACCTCACGCCAGATGCAGCTGCACATCAGTTCCAGCAGGTAGAGGACCATCAGCACCACCACTCGGCCGGCACGACTTCCGGCACGGGCGGATGATCCGCGGCGTTCTGCATTTGCAGCAGGATCAAAAGCGTGTACTCATCCGGCCCCACGGCGTTCCTCCTCGGGTTCAGGTGAGCCCGCCGGTGTGGCGGGCGCCAGCAGGCGCGCTTCGAGCGCCTTGATACGGCCGGCGAGCTCCTCTGGGATCTCCCGACCGTCACATTCAATTTCCGTGATCGCGAGCTTCATCCGCCCCTCCCCCCTCAGTCTTTCCCGAAGCCCAGCACGCCGGATAATTCCCGACCATCGATCTTCGCGACCGCCGCGCGCGCGTATTCAATGGCCGCGCCTGCAGCGTCTCGCAACCCTCCCGTGTTCTCCAGGCACGGCAGCGTCGCCGCCAGCACGTCTGAGCAGTCCTTTAGCGCCGCTATCAACTCGAGCACGCTGTCAGCCCGCATCTTCCACCGCTCCTGGTCCCACGGCTCAAGGGCGCGAAACGGCATCATTGTTTCCGCCCCCGTCGCCTTGAATGGTGACCGCCACAGCGCCTCAGCCACTCGCTCTCGCGCGTCGCCGCCGATCACCGCGCTCTCCGTTTCCGCTTCGTGGCTCGTTCAGCTTCCACCTGGTCCATCACCGCCCGCACGAACAGAGCGCGCAGCCCCAGCGCATACACGCGGCGCGTGCCCTTCTCCCGGAACGTTATGATACCGGGCGGCTCGATACCGACGATCAGATCCCGGCCGTCGTGGGGCAGCGTGCGGTAGACGGGCTTCGTGAGCTTCGTGCTCACGGCTTCACGTCGCGCGGGACGGAGTCGCCGCCGTTCAGGTAGTGCACGCGCGCCGCCGCGGCCTCCGCGGTGACGTGATCGCTCTCGGGCTCCCATACCCCATCCGGGTCGTAGTAGCCCACGACCCACATATCGGCCCAGTTCTCGGTCGCGCGAGCAACTTGCTTGTAGACCCACGCGGTCACTGGCCTGCCTCGGCCTTCCGGATGGCGTCGGACGCCTGCTGATGGAACTGATGCCCGCACGGTTGGGCACCGCCGTCCGTCTCACGCACGAGATCCACGAGCGCGCGAAGCAATTCCGGCGCGGCGGCAATCAGCCGGGCGTTGGCGTCCCCGTAGCTTTGGGCAACGAGTTCACCGTCATGGCCTGCCGCGGCCGATTCAATGCGAATCGGCCAGCCTTCTGATACTCCGACTTCCTGCGGCGCCGTACTGCGGGCGCGCCACGGTCCCGGCGTGTGCGCGGTCACTGGCCGGCCTCAGCTTTCGTGATGGCGGCGCGGAGATCATTGACCACACCCTGATCGGCGGCGTCGCTGTACATCTCGCGCAGCACGATCGGTAGAGCCACCTTGCACGCCACCAGCAGATCCAGCGCGGCGGTCATCTTAATTACTGCCTCGCGAACTTGTTCGCGGTAGAACGCACCTTCGGGAATCCAGCACGTTTCCGCGAGCACGATGCCGCCCTGTTGGATGCTCCACCGCTCACTCGGCTCGATACCCGGGCGTTGCTCGTGGACGAGTTCCCACGGCAATAAGGAGAGGGGGGTCCTGCGAGCCGGCGGAGCGAAGCCGCGATTCTCCTCAGCGTCAGTCCACGGAATTGCGTTCGCGCCATCGTCCTTCATCCGCTACCTCCAAGTTTCGAGCCCGGCGTCATTGCCGGCCCTCAACACCCCTGTTCTACGTGCACCGCTCGTGCCGACCCCTATGTCGTTGTGCCTGCTCGAACGACCATCCCGTCACCGGGCAGAATGCCCCGGGGCGCGGTGCAAATGGCCCCCGACTTAGGCTTGCCACTGAGGTTGGTACGCTTCGCCGCGCTTACCGAACGTCGACGCGATGGCGTTGCGCGCCGTCAACTCCTGCGGCTCACCCAGCTCGTCACCACCCAGCATCGGCCGCAGCTCGGGATGGACCGGGAGAAAGTGCACCTTGGGCGTGCCATCGTCGTTCTTCACGACGTCGACCACGCGCACAACCATCAGTTTCTCGCCGTCCTCGAACTCGCGCGTGTAGAGCTCGCCCCAATCGTCGACGTGGATCCGCGTCATCCCCGAATCCTTCACGTAGCGGTCGAGCCCGTAGCGTTCGGTCATCACGCGACGGACCTCGGCGTTCTCTTCGGACTCGATGTGCTCGAGCGTGATCCAGTCAGGCCGAACGATCACGAACGCCGGCACGAACACGCCGTGCCAGAAATACAGATTCTCAGCGTCGGATTCGACCGCGGCGTGAGTCGCGTTGTGCAGACGTCGCGTGCCATTGGCGCTCGTCTCAACATGTACCACCGGCTTTGCAACCCAGTAGAGCGTGCTCTCGGTCCAGAACATAAACCACGCGCCCGAGATGAACGCCTCGAACATGGGCTTCGCCCAGGCGACCTTCTTCGAGGTCCCGAGCTGCTCGGAACCGATGTGAACCGTAGCCAGTACCGATGCCTCCCACCACCACCACCAGCCCGACCATCTGCCAGACAAGTGAATACACCAGGAGGCAAACCTCCGATCGGCGGCGCGGGCGGCGCGGGCGTCGCGGGCGTCGAGGGCGGCGCGGGCGTCGAGGGCGGCGCGGGCGTCGAGGGCGGCGCGGGCGGCGCGGCCGTCGAGGGCGTCGCGGGCGGCGCGGGCGTCGCGGGCGTCGAGGGCGTCGCTGGCGGCGCGGGCGTCGAGGGCGGCGCGGGCGTCGAGGGCGTCGAGGGCGGCGCGGGCGTCGAGGGCGGC